TCAATTATTATGGGGGCGATATTTTTTATTTGCTTCAAGTTCTTCTTTTAAAGCCTCCGCATCCTGGCGTAAAAACAAACTTGTATTCCCTATCTTTTTTACAGCTTCAATGCGTTTGTCACTTATCAACTTACTCATGCGCTGCTTATTTACCCCTAAAATCTCGGCAACTTCGGAAGTGCTGAGGACCTCAGTTTTTACGAAGCCCTCAACCTCCTGGCGCCCTCTTAAATGAAATTCCATGTTATTTTCTCCTTAAAGCCATATCTTTGAGAACAGCATAAATTGTCAATGCTACAATTATAGCCATTACAGACGTTGTAAATGCGTTTGTCCAAAAGGAGCGCACGCCTATCGCTGCCGCACTCAAAAGAATTAATGAAAAGATGAACTTTTGGTTTTTCTTCATTTTTTATGCTAGACTGATTATAATGTTATTGAGAAGCGAGCTCCCACTCGCTTCCCTGCAATCGTTAATCCTTCTTATTATCTTTCTTGTTACTATCGTGGGACTGCTGAAAAATCCAACCGATAGAAACAACATAGAAGATAATTTGAAGGATTTTTATTATGTTGTCTAGCATTTCCTCACCTCCTTATATATTTATTATAGCATATGTGTAGACATCCGTCTATACATATAACAAAAAAATTTCCCTCCCTTGGTAAAAAGAGAGGGATTTTCTATTATAGTAGGGCTTCTAATTTTGCTTTTGTTTTCGGTCCGTAGATACCATCTGCAGAAAGCCCGTGCATCAGCTGGAACCGTTTGACCGCGTTTGCTGTTTTCGGACCATACACGCCGTCAATGCCGTTATTCTTCGCTCCTTTGTCTGGGTAGAAATAAAGAGCCGCCAGCGCTTTCTGAATCTGTGTTACAGACGCGCCTTTCATCATTGGACTTTTCACTTTATAGATGCCAGAAGGCAGCGCATATGACGTTTTCTTTTTGCTTGAGCTTGTTGTTGTCTTTTTGGTTGCGTTTGTTTTGCTTGAGCTTGTTTTCCCGCCTAGTGACTTCAATTCTGCTTCAATGGCAGCCTTAACCTCATTCCATCTACCCTCTGACAAAATACGGTGAGGACAATACTTGCCGTTCCAGTCTTGGTGTTTGCGGACACGGTCAATACCCCAGCCTCGCTCTTTGAGCAGCTGCGCCACAAACTTAATCGCCAGCTTTTCTGCTGCCTTATATTTAGCGCCTCCTGACTTGCTGTAGCAGATTTCAACACCAATAGACTTACGGTTCCCTGTGCCGTTTTTGCCGTCTCCTGTGTGCCATGCGTTACGATTTAACGGTAGCCCTTGAATAACCTCTTTGTCATCAACGGCAAAATGAAAGCTTGTCGAGCTAGTATTTCCGATCATATAGCTGATCTCATTGGCAGCTGACGCGTCATTCGCTGTATTGTGGATGGTGATGTATTCAGCGTCCATGTGATTAGGGCATTTCAAACCATATTTAGCTTCTGATACAAGATTCTTTTTCACTTTGATTGTCATAAGTGTTCTCTCCTTTATTTTTGATATAGAAAAAAGCCGCCGGGTTACCCAGCAGCCTGTTCATCCTTTTCTTTTGTTTGTTCGTTGTCATTTTCAATTACGTGAAGCCGATCAGTAATGGCAGCCGGAATCTTAACGCCGATCTGTGCCAGGTTCTCCGTAATGGAAAGCCCCTCATTGGCGATATAAAAAAGAACGGTTCCAAATGTCAGGACACCGTTCAAATTGAGGATTGTATCTACGATATTTGCCACAATGACCACCAGAAAACTGAGCATCTTACGCACATAACCGAACCATGCGCTACGGCTGCGGAGCTCCTTAAACTTCCACGCTTTCACCACACCGGTAAGGATATCAATGATGTTTAGCACCAGCATTAAATCAAGATATTTTACACCCCCAAACAGGTAAACTCTCGCTAAATCCAATGTTTCAAAATTAATAAACACCGTTGTCTCCTCCATTTCTTGTTATCACCTCCTTAGAGGCAAAAATAAAAACGCCTATTAAGCGTTTATCCTTCTTTGTTCAATTCAACCCCAGCAGGCTCGTCAGTCTCCCCAGAAGGGACGTCGCTGGGAGAAGGGTATTCCTTTCCGGTAATTTCTTTATATTGAATATCTGTTATCTTGCCTAGTTCCACATATTTAGCAACATCTTCATCATTGTAAGCCTTCCAGCTGTAGCAGTATTGAATACATTTAAACCATTCCATTTACAACACTCCTTTTTCAGTCAAAGACATTAATAAGCTCGCTATTGTCTCGGCTTGCTCTTGCGATTGTTTTTGCGTTTCCGCCAGCTGCATGAGCAGCAACGCGTTTTGTTCTTTTAATTGGCTTACCGGCGACACTTCGGATGCCCCGGCGCTTAGAATCTCGTCAATCTCTTCCTGTGTGGCTGTCTCCGTCCATTCCTGATTCTCCGCATCAAACTTTGGCTTAAATAAAGAAGGAGAGTCAGGCAGCTCTACGGTCGTGCAATCTGCAGGAATGATATAATTACCTTTTTCGTCTATTTCAGTGACTAATATGGGTTCAATAAACATATAATTCTCATCATATCTATAAACCTGTAACATTCTTAACCTCCTTAGTTTAAAGCGACAACGGCATCCATGTAGTAGCCCGTCACATTGCTGTCATTGTTTGAGTGAATACCGGTCAGCTTCATATCTCCGCTCGCATTAATAAATAACTTACTATACCCCGTTGTACCTGAAACCGGGACCATCACGGCCGCACCGTTTGCCGGCAGTCTGTCAGCTGGGATTGTCCCGCACACAACCTCACGTGTTGCTGTGATATGCCCGCGCAGCAAAAGAAGAATTCCACATTTCGCATACTGGAACGGCCTGTCTCCTGTAGCAGCGCCGTTTTTTAGCGTGACGTTTTGCCACACAATAGTTTCAAACTCAGCATCTGTTATGAACCTTTTCCACCCTTTAAAAACACCGTTAGTGTGGACTGTAGCGTGCCAAAGTGTGTTATCGTAACTTCTCCATGCGAGAATTGACTTTCTACCAGAATCACCTTCTACCACGTCATAATTGAACCAAGAGCTGTCATTTTCAACCGGATTGTTTTTGACTGAGGTACCATTTGCAAAATAAAACCCTGAACTCAATGCTAAAACATCCGCCCCATCAGCTAATTGAGTCCGTTTCCCGTCATCCTTTGTCAACTTCGCCAGCTGTCCACCGTTCCATTTATCTCTCTCATTTTGTGAGATATGCCGGATCGAATTGTAGTTATGGGCATTAAACTCAGCTAAAGAAGCTTGCTGAACATTATCCACCTTATCCAAGCCAACTTGTGCTTTTGTTACGGCATGGGGGTTGTCCTTTCTATTTGCATGAGCATCTACCTTTGACTGAGCACCCGCGATGGACTCAGCAGGGAACCAATTGATCTTCGTATGATTCGAATTGTAATAGAACCACCAAGCATTCCCGTTTACGTCCACGGCGTACCCCATGCCAATCCCTGGCTGTCCTACAAGCTGCATACCGCGCAAGCTTGATGATGACGGGTTATCAATAACGGCATTTGTCCCATAAAAAGAGACAGTCCCAACATCTTTAAGCGAGTCATAAAAAGAGCCCTCTGTGAGGTTGTATTTCTGCGTTCCGTTCTCTGCTGTTATCCTAAAGGTTTGACCGCTATTCCACTTGGTTCTCTCACTAGAAGAAATGTGTTTAGTTGCATCCGATACATGCAGATCAAAATCTTGTTTAGAAGCTTGCTGCACATTGTCCACATTGCCCAATCCTATTTGGCTTTTCGTCACCCCGTGAGGGTTGGACTTATTCCTTGTATGAGTGTCCAGATTCGCCTGGACCGCGTCAGCTTTCTCCTGTGCACCTGCCTTTGTCTCAACATTATCCAAGTCTTTAAATTTCTCCTGAAGGTCCGCCACTATTGCCTCGACTGACTGCCTTAACGTCTCAAAATCTTCGATGTAATATTCAGCAATTGGCACAATATCCGAGTCAATAAGGTCTTTGTCTATTTGAAAAGTAAACTGAGTGACGCCCAGTGACTGTTTATTGTTGTAATAGAGATTGAGAGACGCCTGAACCCTGCCGTAATGCTTAATCTCATCACTTGTCAAAACGTATTCAGCCTTGCCGTTTTGCTTATCGACAATCGTTATATTTTTGATAAACTTACTCCCGTCCGCCATTAACATGACAAGCTTTCCGGTAACTGCGGACAAAGGTAAAGGGACGCCATTTTTGAACAGATGAAAGCTCAATTTGGCCGTCCCTATATCTTGTGTGCTGAAATTAATGTTTGTAATTCTGAAAGCTCCGGTGCTAGTGCCAACATTGGCACTAATCGCAGCATCTTTATAGATCATGTTTTCCCTCCTTAATTTAATGGGAAGTTAATATTGACGTAAGTGTAAGTGACGTTGTCGACACTGTGGACCATAAACCCCAATGCCGCCACTTCTCCATTGCTTCGAACAGTTATTTTTCTATCGCCCGTCGTTCCCCCAACCTGACAACCTTCAAACCAGCTTTTAAGAGGTCTTGCTCCTGCCGGCAGAATGGCAAACACGACGCCGTCTTTTTCCGGGATGTTCACTCTTCCCCGGATATGGACAAGCCCGCCATTTATGGCATACTGCAATTTATTGCTTGTGTCCGGATTGGACGCCCCGTTTTTAAGGGGAAGGTCTATCCATTCCTTTTGTTGGCTCGACATTAGCTCGGTCCATTCCCCGGCAACACCCTCACCAGTAACAACACGAGTAAAGATTTTAATTGACCGGCCCGTTGAGTTTCGTGTGAGAGTTTGGATAACAGACCCGGAGCCGTCAGCCGGTGCATTTTGCAGCCACCAACCCGCGTCGCCGCCATCCGGATGATCCGTCATCTTGTTTGATTCCGCTGTTTTCATGTAATAATAGCCAACTTTTCGATAGTCTTTGAGCTTTGTTAGTCCATCAGGCAGGCTTTTTGCAGAGCCGTTGTTTTTGGTCAAAGAATAGCCTTGGAATCCTTGTGATAAGTCTGCTGCAAATGTGGCCGCGTTATCTTTTGAGTGATAGGCGTAAACTTTCGCAAGACGTTTGCCTACTGTACCGGTCGCAATGGCTGCAAATAGCGATTTCTTCCCGGTAACTGGGTCCGTATAAAGAAAGACAGATTCCGGTTCGCGAAAATCACCCTCGTATTTCCCGTCAGGTCCCCGGCCAAAGTCACACGTAATACGCTTTTTGAGCTTTCCGTCTTTAAAACTGAATAAAGACAATTCAGCCGGATAGGTAACGCTGTTTGTGTCTCCTGTGTACCAATACAAGTCGTAATTATCTATTGTGAATCCTTGGAGATAGTTGAGGTCATGCGGTATTTCCACAGTCCCGAGAACGTTATTGACGCCCCGTTTTACTTCTGACAATTTCCGCAGCTCAACAACGCTGTCATCGTTGCTGCCTTTAATACGAAAAGCAATCAAACCGTTTTTCTGATCAATTACAGGAGTCACATAAGCATCTGTGAATTTACTGTAACGCGTAATTCCACCGTTACCGCCGTTTAATGTCGCACCGGCTGTATATGGGAATCTGACAAGGTCGTTCCCAATGGTGCTGCCGTTCGCATCCACCACATTATAATTAGACCATATATAAACCTGACCGTTTTCTCTCTCAAGCCCAATTGTGGTACCGTGCCCGCCATGAATTAATTTCATGCTATCAAGCATTACACCATTTTTATTCATTCTGGTAATGATATAGCTTTCACTCGCATCTGCGGTTCCGGTAGCAACCTGTGTCGCGTATATCTCGCCCGTCTCCTCATCAATTACAAAGCACTGCAGCACGGTCCTATCAGCAAGATTTAAACTTGTATGATAGACAGCTGGGACAGTCGTATAATCAAACTCATATTCTTTTTGAATGGCTGCGCTCAACTGATCAATGGCCTTTTCATCCTCCACTAGCCGGGCGTTTGCCGATCCAAAAAGCTTCCCTTTGTGATTCACCCTCATGTCCAAAACTTCTTTAATATTAGTGCCGTCAGACTCTGTCATCATGTTATCCCAGCGCGTCTTTAATGTTTCTATCTCTGTAGAAACAGAAAGACCGCCATGATCAATTTGACTTGATTTATGGGCGGTCAGGGCGTTTTTATGTGCATTGAGTCTGCTGTAATTTTCATTGATTGCTAACTCTGAAAGCCTCGCATTTTCATTAAGGGTATCCACTAGGCCGGAGGCGGGGTCTAATGTATGATTTTTATCTAAATAAATCGCCACTCATCTCACTCCTCCATGAATCCGTTAATCAAAACCGTTACTTTAGAGTTTTCGGGTAATGTATCCGGATTGATTTGCTTTCCATTTTGATAAAAAGTCACGATAAATTGATCCGCCGTTCTCCCGTCATAATCCACGGCCACGGCGATTCCGTTTTGTTTCAATAGCGAAGAAGGTTCAGACGACACATATTTGATATTGATTTCATTATCCGTATTGAGCACAATCTCTTTTTCTAATGTGGTACTAAACCCACCGCCAGACGGTACAGACCATATCCCCCTCACGTATTGAAGCGTGTAAGGGAAAGTTTGAGGGTAATCACTTTGCTGGCTGTTTATAATTGCTTGCTGCAACTCATTTTTCATGGCTGAAATCTGTGCAGCATATTCATTTTTAATGGCCCGCAATGACCGTTCTGTCTCCTTAGCGCGCTGTCTCTCTTCTGCAATTCGATCCTCGGGGGTTTTTCTCCCGCCGTTAATCGTCAGGCTTGGTGGTTTTGTTAAATCGTTCGGATCGTACGATATGCCTGTAATTCTTATTGAATCTTCAAAGGTAACACCGTTCAAAGCAGTCTCAGCAAAAACCTCTATTGTATCGCCTTTTTCTACTGGCTCCTCAATTTCAAGAAGCTCAAAAACCTCGTGGTAATTAACTGAATAGCTTGTTTCAGCGTAAGGATTCACCTTTGTTTTCAAAACCTTGATCATGTCCGATTCTTTTGTGATGGAATCATCTGTGTAATCAGGAGCCCACGAAGGCTTTCCCTCGATCAAATACTTTTTTTCATCCGGGTGAATGTAAACAACCGGAGGGAAAACGTATTCCTCATTTTCATTCTTGAATGAACGATAGATTGTTAGAATATCCCCTCGTAACAGGTACATGACCGGCGCTGCGCCTTTAGTTCCCTTAGTGTTAGGGTTGTTACTGTCTTTCCCTTTGAACGTCGCTACGACTTTATGAGTCTTGCTATCTAAACCGCGAATAACATCGAATGTTTTTTCTTTAGGATCAGAATCGCTATAGGCCGAGATTGTCTTAGTTTGGTCATCTATTTTAAATTCCCATTTACCTCCGAGTTTAGAGACAAGCGTCTTGAATTTGAATCCTGTCCCTGTAAACGAAAAAGTAAATGTAGCCCCTATTTTCTTCGTGAAATCGGCTTTCAAAGATGAATCATAAGACCACTCGCCCGTTTTTGAATCGTAGGAAATGGACTGATCACTAAGAATGTCTTTTTCATCTTTCTTCTTGCCGTAGCCTTTTATTCGGGTATAGGTGTTATCCTCTGAGGTTGTGATTTGTAAGGACGTCAGATTGACACCTGAATGCAGCTTTTTCTTTAATTTCTTGCCGATTCTTGAATATACGTAAATCGTTGTGTTATCAACATCTAATTCAACTGAATAAGTTGATATAATATCGTTCATCAGTTCCAATGCGTATTTATTTCCAAAGCCCTCAAGTTTTTGAGGAGAAATGTTTTTTGCATCTTTCATAATGACATAGGTGAACCCACTGCCGCTCAAAGCAAATTTAAAAGCATCATCAAGCGACTTTGTACCGCTAATCGATCCGCTTCTGTAATGCTTCCCCAGCATAAAGGCAAAGATATGGGTTGCTGTTATATCCTTTGCCAGCTGTTCGCCTTCCTGTCTGATAGTCGGAGAATTAATAAAGTACCGCTGGCTCTTATGCTTGATTTCATCAACGAGTATAAAGTTTCTCCCCACCAATGCATTGAATGGAATCACATTGTTTTGAGTAAGAGTGATAGAAAACGACAGGTCCTTTGTACCGTCGATACTATCCGTCAATACCGCATCTACATCAGGAATTAGGTACGGTGTATTGTTCATCTTGTCCAAAACATACATAACACTCAAAAGGATCACCCCCTATTTATAATAAAAGTGTGTCAGGAACTTAATTTCGCTGTATGTCGCATTAATGATCTTGAATTTATTCTTACCGGGCGCCAAAGGCGGGAAACAGGCACCTTTTGTTGTGACAATCGTTGATCCGTTCACTGTATAATGCTTACGCAAATTCAGCTTGTTTTCTTTCGACTGGCTGCCTACCAATGTATAGCTTTTCCCGGTCGTTTCGTTCAAAATCTCAATGTCTTTGCCTTCAAAATACATCTCGACGTCATACTTATGATCAATCGGGGACACTTCCGCATCTCCCAAGTTATAGACTTCAAAACGATTTGTATTTTTGAAAGAGTAAACAGGGTTTTCAACTTTCCCCATATTCATTCCAAGGCTCCATTTGCCAATTTTAAAAGGTACTGAGGTATCATAAAGCGATTCTGCAAGCCCTTGAATATCAGTAAGTGTAATGTCTTGCTCTTTCCACGTTTTGTTAGAGTCTTGTTCCAAAGAAAAGCCGTCATCACCCGTTACAAGCCATCTTTTGTTAGGCTGATACGTGTAACCGATATAAAAAGGGTCTTCGCTTGTGAAAAGTCTGGACAGATCATCCCTGATCAAATGAAGATGCTGTGAGTTACGGGCATTGATAAGCAGTTTCACGACAACTTTACGCTCAACATATCGCCCCTTATTGCCTTTTCTCGGCATCAAAATCCCATTCCGTAACGGATGGGTGTTAGACGTGTTTCTTTCGAATCTCGCTGATTCCGGCTTAAATGAAAGAAGTGAGACACCCGGAAGGCGCTCACTTATATATGTTCCATCTGGCAATATTAAGTCTAGTTCTTTCATTGTCTTACAATGCTCCTCGCAAAAGGATTTTCTGATTCGCAATTCTTTCCGATCTCATCCCAATTGCATCCCCCAACGTATTTACATCGACAACGGCTGTAATCCCGCCTTCTACCGAGTTTACAATGGTCTTGAGGAAACTGTTTTGCTCCTGCAGTAATGCAATTTGAGCGTCTTGGCGCTGCGTAATCGGTTCAATTGAAGGGATTTCCGGAACAGTTTGTGATAAAACGCCAAGCTCCGCCCCGGCTCTCGCCCAAATTCCGATACCGCGCTCACGATATTTAGGATCAGTCGTGATAATATGCTCGTCATAACCTCGCTCATTCAATGCAGCAAGCTTCGTGCCGCCGACTCCCGGGGACGTGCCGCCCATAGCATAGCCGACATATGGACCGCCCTTTGACATAGAAACAAGTCCGGGATGGTTAAAGATGCCGCCGTATCTTCTATTCAGATAGTTGATTGAAGCCAACACCTGATCCACCGGATTTTTGATATTTCCGTGCCCCGGCTCCTTATAAGCGTTGAAGGTACTCGGGATGAATTGCATAAGCCCCTGTGATGGGTGCCCTGCCTTCCAGTTAGAATCCCATGTATTTACGACATTCGGGTTCCCCCCTGATTCTTTCATCGCAATTGTCTCTAATGCCGAAGCATATTGAGGTCCAAGTCCTTTTATAGATAGAGCCTCCGCAACCCACTTTTTAACGGCAGCAGAGCCGCCCCCGCCGCCTGTAAAGAATGAACCAATGGAGCCCATAAGGTTATCAACACCGATACGCGCAAGCTTGCCAATGGCTTTTAATGGGCTACCGCTGTTTTTGGTGAACCAGCTGGGAATTAACTTGTCTGCAATGCCGAACATGCCAGAAGCTTTGTCCCATAAATATTCCGAGCCTTTCATGATCCAGTCAAAATATTTACCGATACCGCCCTCATACCCCGGAAAACCGTAATTTTTCAAGAGTCGTTCCGTATGTTTATTCGGAAGAACAGAAGAACCCGGGCGAAGGTTCCGCAATTCCGGCCCGTTATTGCCTGAAAGATAAGTACCGACACCCGGCTCATGAATCAACTCGCGCCCTTTTTCACTTGTAATAGCAAGGCCGCCCGGGTGCCCGGAGGCTGACGTTCCTTTGGCATATGCTCCAACTTGGTTACCACCTAATGACCGGCCGGCAGTTTTTGGTGCTGACTTTTTCTTGGATTCTTTTGGCTTTGATTTCTTATCGTCACCTGAGAACAGACCTTTGATCCAGCTCCAAGCGCTGTCAACTTTGTCCATCATCTTGTCCCAGCCGTTTTTTACATCGCCCGTTTCTGTGTCGATCTCGTCAGCGTGCTCCCCAGCTTGCGCCTTGGCTTCCTTGACAACTTTTTTGTGCATTTTCTCTGCAGCATCAATCGAATCAGTTTTCTGGCGCTTTGCCTCTTTGATCATCTTGTCTGCTTGCTCTGCACTGATAGAGCCGGTAACATCCCGTTCATATTCGATTGCCTTTTTCGTTTCTTTGTATTTCTTTTTCGCTTCTTTGACAGAGCCGTCACGGGCTTTTATGCTGTTTTTAATTGTGTCTGCAGCTTGCCGCGCTGTGATATTGGATGACTCGTTTTTGAGCCGGCCGAGAATCATTTTTTGTTCAGCTTCGTTCTTACTCATTGTTTTAACAGCCGTATTCATCATGGTCTTTTGAATAGAATTGATTTTTTCTTGTTCTGACTTCGTCAAAGACCGTTTTTCAGTGCTGGCCTTGGTCAAAATGGCTTTGATCTGGTTTTGTGCATCGTTAACCTTTTTTGTTTGGTCATCCTGCTTTTTCTTCACGTTATCAAGAATGGCTTGCTGCTCTTTATTGCTCAACGTCTTACTGCTGGAAAGGAATTTGCTAAGGGATTGATAGCTCTCATTTCCTTTCGTCTGGATAGTCGTTTTGATTTTATCGCCCATCTGACTAAAATTCTTGCTGATATTGTCCGCAGCTTCTTTCGAAACCTTTTGCCCTGACCAATTCAGCTGATTCAATTGAGCAGTTGCCTTATCGTTTAAGTTTTTATAACCCAAAACAGCTTTTGTCGTGGATTTTGAGACGCTATCCCCGAAACTATCAAGCGTCGGGATTGTTTCCTCTTTCATATGCTTATAGAGCTTATATCCGCCTTCTGCAAGCAAGGAAACCCCCGTGATAGTCAAGCCCACAGGACCGCCCAAAGCACTGAAACCAAGGCGCGCAACGCCGGCAACACGGGCAACACTTCCGAAGCTTTTCACAAGGCCTAACGCTTTGCCGCCTAATCCGGCCAGTTTCCCGGTTGTTTGTGCTGCCCCGGTACTTAATGTGGTAGCCGCGGTGCTCGCTGTCTTTGCTTTTCCTCCAAAGCCGAGAAGCCCTGTTCCAGCAGAGGCAGCGTTTTTCCCGAAGCCAAGAAGTCCTTTTCCGCCCTTTAAAATCTCAGGGAGAAACATAGTAGCGATGCCGAGGACATTGCCCCATTTCCCGCCGTATGCAGACATAGCCCCGGAAGCCGCCACAGTCGCGGTATTCATTCCTCTCATGCCCCGAGTGGTCCGGGTAACCGCAGCGTTACCTTTTGCCAAGCTCACAGAGGCCGCAGTGTTTGCCGCTGCCAGTTGAGCTGTAGAAGTACGTGTTAATGCCGCCTCTGCACGATAACGGCCAAACGCAGACGCACCCCGCCCCATAGCGCCTACAAGGGTGCTTACGCTTGAAACAACCGCGCCTAATGCAATGACAACCGGAGGGAATGCCGCAGCCACCAGACCGGCTATAACAACGGTGTTTTGCATGGAAGGTGAAAGATTTTGAAACCACTCAGTAAAATCACTAATCATTTCACCGGTCTTTTGCAAAGCCGGTTCAATTTTATCCAGCAGAATCTCACCAACTGGAATCAAATTCGTTTGTAGCTCCCGCATGTCCTTTGTCACACGGTCACCGAAGTTGTCTTTTAATGACTGACTGGCCTTTTTCGTGGCTCCGTCTACGTTGTCGAAACTGTTCTTTACATTCGCAAGCGCAGAGACGCCTTTTTGTCCTAAGTCCTCAAATTGAGTACCCATAATGGACTGACCGATCACATAGGCTTCGCTTTTGTTTTTCATGCCGTCAATGTCTTTCATAACAGCAGAAAAAACCTCATTGCCGCCTTTTCCGGTCTTTTTAAATTCGGCGTACAACTCTTGTGTGCGTTTGGACAGTTTCCCCATGGCGTCATCCGCCGTCCCATCGGACAAACGAATATTCATTTCCTTGATTAAATCGCCAACCTTATCTAGCTGAAATGCTCCTGACTCTGCCCCAGCCTCGAAAATAGAAAACATCTGCTCAACTGAAAAGCCTGCAGATGAGAATTGATTCGAGTATTCATTGATAGAATCTAGAAATTCGTCAGAATAGTTCAAGCCCTTCTGGAAACCGGAGGTAATCAGGTCCATAGATTTATCAACGGACAGATTATCAAAAGAGTTTTGCATGGCATTGACTGACTTTGTGATGTCATTGCCCTCCTGATCAAACGACTCAGCAATTGTCATCGTGTCTTTCGTCACTCTTTGAACAGTCTCGCTCGATGCATCACCCAATGATTCAATGTTTCTGCGGACGATGCTAATTACGTTTGTAACGTCGCCAACGTCCTCGCCGAAACCCTCTTTCCATAGATTTGTTGCTGCTTTTGTGGCTTCCTCAGCTTCTTGTTTTGTGAGCCCCATTTGCGCTTGAATTGATCCCTGCGCCTTTTTTACGTCTGAAGCTGACTTAATTGCCATAAGTCCCAGCGCCCCCATTGGTGCCGTAATTCCGGCAAAACCAACGGTCCCGATAGTTTTCATTCTATTGGCCTGTTTTTCTAAATCCTCGCCGTATTCCTTTAAAGTCTTTCCGGCTTTTGTCCAAGCAGAGTTTTGTGTATTGATTTCAACCGTAGTACGCTCTAAGGCTTGTCCAAGTCGATTGTAATTAGCGACTTCTTTGTTGATTTTCTCAGCAAGATCAAGGGCTGCTTTTGAGTTATCACCCTTCTCAGCCGCCAGTTGATCATATTTTTTCTTGAGTTGCTCAATCTTTGAACCCTGTAATTGATACAGTTTTGAAAGCCCGTCTTGTTTCTGACGTAACTTATCAGAAGCATCACCTAACTGACCAAATTGGGAGGCGGAGGCTTTCATTTCACTTCGTACGAGCTTCATTTTCTCAGTGATATTTTCCATGCTGCTCGATACGCCGTTATCATCGACACCGAGACGCATAATCATATTTCCTAGATTTTCGGTAGCCATTCCCTCACCTCCCGTTAGAATACATGGTCAATCGGTACAACTTTTTTCTTTCTTCGTTCTGCTTTTCTTTTCTCCACTGGATCATTTTGTTGCTTCGCCTGATGCTCAAGCAGCTCAAAATAAAAAGGATAGTCGCTATTGTCAATTTCATTCAGCGTCCATCCTAGCTTTAATAGATCGAGATATGTGTCCTTAAGTTGAGCTATTGCTTCGTCGAGGGTGACTCTTGGTTTTCCTCCATTATTTTTTCCAGAAGCTTTCCCAAGTCAAGGTCCTCTTTTTCTTTTTCAATCTCTTCTCGTGATTTATAACCCAAAATACCAACGCCAATAATGTCATAAATGACATCTTGATGGCCGATAGCATTCAAGCCGTTTTCAAGCTGCTTTAGAGTAAACTTCCTATCGAAAATTTCAACAATCAGATTAAGATGCCTTTTTTCGATTTCTTCAATATCTGGTTTCTCTTCTTGGATGTACTTTTCAATTTCCAGCGCTTTTCTCTTTATCTTGAAAGGAACAAACTCCTGAACAAATGTTTGAAATTCGCCGTCTATTCTAAGTTTAATCTTTAAGGGCTTGCTCATTATTCAGCCACCTCCGCATTTTCCGCAGTCGCATCTGTTTTTTCAAGTGTTGCAGATGTTCCTGTTTCATCTAACTGGCTAACGTCGAACACTTCATTGAAGAACGTATCTCTATATTCTTCAAAACCTTCCACGCTGCTGTCTCCAGTAATTTTAAAAACTTTATCCGCACGTTGTACAAACGTTCCTTCGATCTCTTCAGTTTGTGCGTCTGCTTTATCTTCTTTTGTCTTATAGTTTGTTGACGGGATGCCGAATCTTCCTTTTGTCAGCCAAACATGCCGCACATTTCCGTCCTCTTTTGTACCCGTAAACCCGAATGCCACATATGGTGGGACAGCATCTTGCCGCCACACAATGACACCCTTAACAAGCTTTTGACCTGTAATATCAGCTAAAACATCTTGTGGAATCTCAGTAGTTCCGAATTTCAATTTCGTTTCACCAATATTAGACAGGACAATTACAGGTCCGTTGTCAGCGTGAACTGTTGTGTTTTCGGAACTTGTATCTACATCTGCCTGAATGGCCGGAGCAAACGGTTTGACCTCACCGTATTGAATATTTCCTTTTTCGTCTTTAATCAATTTTGCATAAACTGCATTTTCTAAACCCACGATGACGCTCATTTGTTTTCCTCCTCTAATTTAACTATGGTTCTATATAAAAAAGCCTTTCTAAACGCATCTCTTTCGCTCTCATTGAAAGAGGAAACTGTGATTCGCTTACAATTAAGAGACTTCATTTTGTTATCAACTGCCGTTTGTAATGGGCCAATGTTATCGTCAGCCTTAATCCAGATATTCACCTGAATGTCTATCTCTGACGCTCGGGCCTTATTGTCTGTATAACTCACATCAACGTTGTCCATTTCGGCAACGAGAATGTGAGGATACTGACTGGAAAATTCGCTCGGAAACTCCCCCGCATATACCCGGCCGCCCGTTAATTGATTAATTGTTTCATCTTCATATAGTTCAGTTGCAATGATCGGCTCATAGTTGATCATGGTATCACCTCATTGCCTTTTGATACTCTCGCGCAATGGCTTGCACTATTTGTTCTTTCTTAATACGAAAAGCGCGGACGGCAAACGGATTACCCCTGACGAATCGGCCGTTAGCAGCCACGAATCCGTCATGAACAAACCGCGCTCTCCACGCTGTTTCCTTACCGGGTCCAATATCAAAGGTGATGACATCAGGCATCGGCCGGTCTTTTTTAGGCGTCTGCCTGACTTTAATGTCATCCCTTATATGCACATGATCAATGTCTGAGACAGGAACCTCGTCTTTCATGCCTTGAGCAAGGACACGTCCGCCGGCTCTCAGGGCTTTGGGCGTTACTTTCTGCATGTCCTTTCCCTTTCTCTCCAACTGACTGATCATATCGTCTAAACCCTCAATATCAAGTGATACTCTCATTGTCCCACCCCTCACATTGGAGCGTCATGAGTCCTTTATTTTGTAAATCCGGAATCACTTCTTTTATTTTGTAAGGCTGCCCTTTATAAACGACACGCATTTCTCCAGCTTCTATGCCTTCTCGGTGCCTTATCCGGAACCAGACTGTTTTTTCTTGATGCTCTGCAGCTGCTTGGATGATCCAACGATCCTTTGGCTGCATAATCTCAGCCCATGATTTTGCAAATAGAGTCCAGAGATGTTTCGGCTTTCGAGTAACCGGGTCTTGCCCGGGCTCCCGTTTCTCAATTCTAATTCGATGTTTCAGATTCCCCGGATTCACTCCCACCGTCCTCACCTCTCATTTCCGCCGATATTATTAACGGCGTTAAAGCATCGACAGCAAGGGCCATACTTTTCTCTGTCACCCTGTATTCATAAAAAATACCGGCAAGCAAAATAATCAGATGATCATTCTCGTACCCTGTAGCAGCTTTGATATAATTCGTGGCCGACTCCAAATAAAAAGACAGCAAAGACTCTTCTTCGCTGTCATCTAGTTTCAAGTGCTCTATTAACCTGTCGTTAAGCCGATGTAGCGCCATCTGTTAACTCCAATTTGAATACAGTCGGCTCATACGGTCCATAGACCAATTGACCATCATTCAAATGCCAGATTTTAAAGCCCACATGGTTTGTATCGCTGTATTTTTCAAGAAGCTTGCTGACTTCCATAGAATTAATAACGTCTTGAATGTGGAATGAGCTAAAATCACCAAAATACAAACGTGGTACATCCGGCGTGCCAGCGTCTACATAATCAGTAACATCCACAGGAAAGTTGAGGATTTTGTATCCGAACGATCCTTCAATATAGGATTCACGTAAAAGTGGATTTCCGTTTTTATCTTTCAACGTTTCAATTGCCGTAAGTGCTGATCTATTCATCATCCAGCGTGCATTTTTCAGCTTTGATGTTGGTACTGTATTTTTCAAGCGTACAAGTTTGTTATAAACGTCTGTATCAGAATGTGTAAATGCAACGGCTTTTTGAATCAGAGAACCCGGGTTGTCTGTAGAATTAAAGAAATAGTTCGCTTCTTCATCAACATAAGATTTCTTTAGTTCTTCAATGACTGCTTGTTCTACAGGCATATCAGTCATAGCAAGTAATTTTTTCGTAACGAGTACAAGAGCATCGACCTCAGAAGGGTTCAAGAACACTTCATCAAAATCAATATCAGTTTGAGTAATAGGATTGTCTTGTGTTCTTTCTGTTTTAATTCGCTGCGCTTTAGCCTTTTTAACAAGAATAGGATACCCCTGTGTACCTTTTGTTTTTACCACAGAGCCATATTTACGCAGCAAGTTTTCTTCTTGCGCATAAGTGATAATTTCCTTTGACAGCGTTTCTGGAATCAATACTTTTCCGTTTGATGTTTCAACACCCATTGCACGCGCTTCAGATTCGCTGATGCGGCCGACAAGTAAGTTTGCAAAGGCTTTACGCTGCTCACCTTCTTTCGCCTTTGTACGGCTTTCAGATGACAATGAACGCATAATATTATTCACAATAGCATTTCTTTTCTCTGGATCAATGCTACTGCGATTCTCATTTGGGTCAGGATCATTCGCCGTTCGACCTTCTCCGCCGCCAGTTGTTGCAGCTGGATCATTTGCCGGGTCATCTTCCGGATCTTCGTCTTCATCTGGATTCTCTAACGCTTTTTTGATTTCTTCTAATTCTGCAGCTAAATCATCAACTTCCTTTTGTAGCTGTTCCACCGCTGAAGCTTCTGTTTTATCGCCTTCCAAATCGGCCCGGATTTCTTTCATTCGTGCTTCGATTGCCGCTTTACGTCTCATAAGAATCTTTTTCATTTTTTTGTAGCCTCCTGAATTTTATTAATGATCTGCTGTTTCTTCATCCGTAATTCGTGTTCTTTTTTCGCTCGTTTATAAATGTCACCGGAACGGAGAACCGCCTCAGTTTCCTCATAAGCCGGGAACGCCACTACGCTAATTTCAAAAAGCTCAACCTCTTGAATCGTCCGTGTCACCGGCTCAGTTTCATAGTTCCATTCGTCCTTAATGACGTTGAAACCGAAAGAACACTGATTAATGTCACCGCGTTCCATGCTGCTGCGTAAATCGCTGGCCCATGACGTTGCGGGAGGCGTAACCGTGAATTTAAGCCCCTTGTCATCCTCTTCTAACGTTAAGGTGCCGCTGCGTGTCCGACCGAGTACATAATCCCAATTGTGATTAAACAAAGCCCTTACATCTGACTGATTTGCAAGGGCTCTTGAAAAGGCACCCGGCGCAATAACCTCAGTAAACATCCCTCCGATGTTTGCCGGACTATTGAATACCGCACCGTAACCTGTTATTTGTGGTGTTTCCTTCTGTTCATCAAGACTTCTGATTTCCAACCCGCTAATATGAAACGTCCGTTGCTCCTTATCCATCATCCTCACCACCTTTCAAGCTGTCACCAAGACGATCAAGCCCAACGAGGTCCTTACTGATATAAAGCTTGCTTGATTCTTCTGTATCCAACCGTTTGAAGCCCAGCATTTCCCGAGCATCATCAGGAGCAGCAATAGAGGTTCGAACCAAGTTGTAAGCAATATCGGTTTTCGTTTTCATTCCGACATAGTCTAAAAGATTGTGACGCAGCTTGAGACGCAGCCCGCTGTTTTTGCCAAACAGCAGGATGGTCAAATGTTCTTCTATATTGCGAAAGATAGGATTTAGGCAACTTGTATAAAGTTTCATCATGGCTTGTTCCATGTCTTTCTCTTCGAGCTTGTCCAGCAAGTCCTTATCAAGCCCGAAAAACTTCCCTAAATCCTTTTTATAGATGCTCAGGTATTTGAGCGTTTTCTCATCATCGACGGGTGATTCAAGAGCCTCTATGCTGTATCCCTTACCTAGAGGAATCATTTTTGTTTTCCCTGAATCCTTAATATCTTCAAGTTGTTTCAAAATGGCTTTGACTGTTTTGTTTTGAGTTGTGTTTGTTGGTGACAAGTGAGCATCTAATTTAAGGAGGAAAGCCATGAGCCCGCCTTTTTTATACTTTTCGGTTAACGCTTTTTCAGCGTTCATCACGCCTTCTAGCGTTTCCCTCGCCAATTCTAAAAGGCCCACGCCTTCTATATGGCTGATCCCGATGTTTTTTATATGCCTGACCATGTACCCCGGCACTACTTCGCCGGCAACTGTAATTTTTTCTACTCCTGAATTTGTTAACTCTGAATAAGCATTATTTAAAATGTGCAGCTGGCTCCCGTCATAAAACGGGTAAACATCACCACGAAGCAAATAAACGTTTGTGAGCAGCTTTTTGAATTCGAAGCTAGTCAAATAATCATTTGGGCATGATAAAACCCGCAAAGCATGAGCAGCCCGCGGGTCTTTAGATTTCTTTCCCGTCACTATGTCCTCAACATCAAATTCTGCCAAGGCAACTTGATCACTGATCAGCTTCATCAAGTTGTAAGTGTCGCTTGATTTCAGTATATTTTCATCATTTAGGTATGAACCATAATTAAAATAAGAACTGCCTACCCAATTAAAGCTCCGTTTGCTCATCCAATCCAGAACACTCCGAATAACCCCCACTTTTTCACCCCCTACCTGTACAATTCTTCAAGCATTGCGTCGTATTCGTCCCCATCATAGTCAACAAGCATCATCATAGATTCCTTATGAGCATTCAAGAACGCTACAAAGCCGTCAATTTTTGCTTTACTTTGCTTTTTCGAAGGCCGCTTCAATCCCTGAAAGTTTTTATCTGCCACAACGTTCTCAGTGCAATAAACAAAAAGGGGATTATCCGTTTTGATCCGCTCTTCAAACATTAAAACCTCTGCATCATCGAACGGAGCGTTAAGCACATTTGAATATTGTTTGACTTCTACACAGTTAAAACCCTCAGCCTCAAGCGCCTCTATTACTTTCTGAGACAAAGCCGGATCATAATTCACTTGTTCTACGCTATAGATTCGTGAGCATTCCACAATATAGTCGACAACCATGTCATGGTCTATTGTTTTACCGGGGCACAACGTCAAAAAGCCCTTTTCAGCCATATGCCGATAAGGGACGTTCTCTAATTTCTCCCTGCCCTCAAGATTGTGGTCAGGAATGAAATACATTTGTTTAACTTTTAGCATGGATTTCCCTTCCTCGTTATGAGAAAGAATGTTGATAGACACACAAGTCAGGTCGGTTGTCCGTGAAAGGTCAAGACCAATAATAGCCTGTTCCCCTGATAAGTCACCTAAATCTTTTATAAGATCACCGTTTTCATCTTCAATCATTTTTTGAACAATGTCTTTGTCAAAGTAGGTTCCGGTGCTGCGAACGAAAACGTTCAAATGTTTGGCCATAAATTCGTCTTTACGTTCTGCGGACAGCTGCGCCTCTTTAAAACGCTCATGCAAATAGTCAGCATCAACAGAAACGTTATAATTGACGTTTACCTTTTTCCAAACAGCAGGATCATCCCACTTGTCTCCTTTGTCTGGTTCGGTAATATAAACCCACCATGAATCATCATCGTGCGCCCCACTTAAAACCTGCTTTGCGTATTCATAGATTTGCAGTCCGACAGAGGTTGTCCCTTTTCCAGCTGTACTGATTATGAACATTAGAGGCTGCGCTCTTGAACCCATTCCGGATTTTAATACATCATAAATATCAGCATTTCCATGAGCATGTACTTCGTCAAGCAAAACAAAATGAGGGTTAAATCCATCTAAGCCAGTTGTATTCTTCGACAGAGGCTTAAATGTATTCTCAAACTTTTTGCCATCAACTGTATAAGAATAGACCACCTTATTTGTATTCTTATAGATTGTGGCCCGACTTTTTAAATCTGGGCTGTTTTCTATTGACGAGATAATTTTGGAGGCTGCAATGTCGGCTTGTGCCCGTTCAGTAGCTGCACAGAAACATTCCGCTCCTAACTCTCCGTCACCGAATAGCATATAATTGCCGACGCCGCCCGCAAGCGTGGTTTTATCATTTTTCCTTGGAATCTGAATATAAGATGTTCTAATCAATCGAACCTCTTTATTAAATCGATTCTTTTTAAGAAAACCGAAAATACAAGTAAGATTGAATTTTTCCCAATCTGTGAGCCGGATGTTTTGACCGGCAACCTCACCCTCTTTATATCTGCAGAAAGTTTCAATAAAATCCATAGCCCAATTTGCGCTATCAACATCCAACCGAATTCCCTTTTTCTTTTTCAAGCGAAGATAGCGCTCCACCGCTTTTATTTCCGTTTTACAGTGCAGTTTTTTGTTTTTCAGCACCTTCTCTGCATACTCTTGAGCGTAGTTCTTCCCCTTCTCTATCACTTGTCATCATTCCATTTATCGCGCAATTTCTGGAAAGCGTCACTTGTTTTATTTGACTCCCCGCCTAATAATTTTACGACTTTAGGCGTCAGGCCCAGCTGCTCTAAAAGCTTGCTTATTTTGGTATTCCAGTCAGCGACTTGTTGCGCTAATGGATGCTTCATTTCGTTTTTAGCTTTGGCTTTATTCACATGAACTTTAGTAGCTGGAAAGCCTTCATTCCGCCATTCTTCATACATTACCGTATAGACAAGGTGAGCATCTAAATATGTTTCAATGAGGGGTGTTAAGGTATGGGAATAGGTGCCGATTTCTTTCAACCAACCAATGATTTTTTCCTCTTCTTCTTTGCGAATTTTATTCAATTTTCTGGTATGTGCTGCACGCTGCTGTTTTGTCATTTTTTCCATTTTTCCTATGCACCCCCCTTTAAAATTTCATTTGAATACACGCGTGACTCCCCCTATCCTATCCCCAAACTAAAAGTATTTTTGGAAAATGGTAGGGGGGGATTTCTTTTTATTTTTGTTTTCTTCTTCGGCGTGACACTTCGGACAATACAGAATCAAATTCTCTTCATCTAGCTTTAAGTCTGGACGTTCTGAAATCGGCTCGATGTGATGGACGTGAGCATCTCGACCAAATACGAATTTGCCACAACACTGACACACGCCTTTATCACGTTGATAGACATATGCCCTTATGTCTTTCCATTCATCTGTCCTATAAAATGATTTATTTGCAGACTGAAAGCCGTCACGCTTTCTTTTCCTTGGTTTATGGTCAGTACAATAGTAAGTACCTTCCTCGACTAATGAGGTGCAGCCGTTAGAAATGCAGTACCTCATTCGCCGTCAGTCGTTTCTTCTTTCTTTGCTGCAGGTTTGGTTTTGGTCTGCTTTGGCTTTTCCTCTGCCTTATCTGCTGCAGGTTCTTCCGTTGTGCCTTGCTCCTTCTCAAGCTTGGCAGCCTCATCGTTTGTCAGCAGGTATGATCGTTTCTCCTCTGTGTCCCACACCATTACGCCGTGAGCTGTTTTATTGATAATTTGTTTAGCCATTGTTATTCCTCCTTATATTCTTTCTAAACTGCCGCCGTACTCAAGCCGTTAACCGCCAATAGTCCTCACTGAGATTTACCGGAAGCAGTTTACAAAAAATATCTCCCGATACCAAAGTCGCAAGACTAGCGCGATCCAGCTCAGAATGATCACTCATTCCTCAACGCTTTAATTTGAGTATCCGAATTCGCCTTGATAAGGGATAGGCGCTTTTCCCGTGCTATGAAGTTGTTCTTGATAAGTTTGAAAATCCACACTCCCACGAAGTTGATAAGAAAAGTTTATCGGTATTTCAAACATAAATAGTCTCCTTTTTTGGGCCCCTTTTTGTATCCTTAAAAGTCCGTTTTTTGTCCAAAAGAAAAAGCACTCAGATAATCCCAAGTGCTGTAGCAAGGCGGTATATCGCCCTTTTTTTCAGTTCATAATAAGTGTTTTTCTTGATACCTAAATCCATGTATATACTTATGTCCTTTACTGCAGATGCCGTAAGATACTTCTTCTCAATGATTAAACGTTCCAAGTCATCCAGGCTATTTTGTAACGCCCGTTCCATCTGCTTCACCTTTAACTCATTGATATTATGCGAATCCCTAAGAGAAGGAAAGAGACTCATGCCCGCGCTTTCGCATTCTCTCTTGTTTTCAATTTGTACTTTTAAGGCTCTATAATCTTTTAACTCTTTGATAACTATTTTTCTTACGGCTCTTGCATCCACTGGACTCATAAATGAAAGCTGTTCTGCTGTCATGTTAATTTCTCCAATCTTGCTTTAACTGCCTCCATTAAAGCATTTTGCCCGACGGCTTTACCCTCTAAAGCCCGCATAACATCTTCATCCACAGTGCCCTCTGTGACAAGATGGTTCACGATTACACTATGTTTTTGCCCTTGACGGTCAAGTCTTGCATTTGCTTGCTGATACAGTTCAAGACTCCAAGTCATCCCAAACCATACAATGATATGGCCTCCATCCTGTAAATTTAGTCCGTGCCCTGTAGATGCTGGATGTGCTAAAAGCATTTCAATTTTTCCTTTGTTCCAGTCACCTATCTCTTTGCTGCTGTCTAACGTCTTTGCCTTCTTAAATTTTTGCTGAATGCGTTCAAGATCGTGCTTGTATGAATAAAAGACAAGAATAGGCTTGCCGTTGGCTGCTTCCACTATGTCCTCTAAAGCATTTAGTTTTTCATCATGAAGTTTTTGAATTTCTCCATTTTCGTCATATACGGCACCGTTCGCCAGCTGCAATAGTTTGTTTGAAAGAACTGCTGCAGTATCAGCCACAACATCGCCATCTAAAAATGGAAGAAGCAAATCCTTTTCAAGTTGTTTGTATTTCGCTTTAATTTTGTCAGGCATTCGTACTTTCACAACATTGTCTATTCGTTCAGGCAGTTCAAGCCAGTCTCTAGCCTGCATACTAATGCAAATGTCAGACACTTTTTTATGAATGGCTTCTTCGGCTCCTTCTCTAAGCTTCCAGCTGTATATAACAGTTCTATTTCTTTGATCAGGCTGAAAGTATTTCTCCCTATAACTGGTGACGGTTTTGCCCAATCGTTCTCCCTGATCTAACAAATACATTTGCGGCCATAAATCAATCAAACTGTTTGGGGCGGGCGTTCCTGTCAGGCCCACAATTCTTTTTATAAATGGTCTAACTTTCTTCAAGGCCCGGAACCGTTTTGCCTTAGATGATTTAAAGCTGGAAAGCTCATCTATCACCACCATGTCAAAGGGCCATTCTTTGCCATAAAAATTAACAAGCCATTCAACATTTTCACGGTTAATAACGTATATGTCAGCTTTAGTATCTAGGGCCATAATTCTGGATGATTCAGGGCCCAATACCTTCGATACTTTTAAATGGGAAGTGTGGTCCCATTTTTCTGTCTCTCTTGACCAAGTATCTTCTGCCACCCTTAAAGGCGCGATTACCAAGACCTTTGATACATCAAAATAATCATACAGGAGGTCCGATACTGCTGTTAATGTACTTACGGTTTTCCCCATCCCCATATCAAGAAATAGACCTGCTGCCTCAGTTTCTATAATGTGTTTGATCGCATGCTCTTGATATTGATGTGGTTTGAACTCCATGAAATGCCCTCCTAACAAAAGCTTTTACTGTATCTGTAGAATCTAATACTCGAACCTCAAAGCCCAAGGCTTCTAAATCCTTTTTTCGTTTCACTTGTAAAGGCCTCAACTTTTCTCCTGGCGCTTTCATTTCCGCAAAGACAGCCCTTCCCCCAGGTAAAAGCACAAGCCTATCAGGCACCCCAGATAAACCTGGGGATACGAATTTCATCGCCTTGCCTCCATACCTTTCAACCTCCCGTTTGAGAAGTCGCTCTAATTGACTTTCCTTCAAAACTGCCTTCACTCCTTTTAACCGGTATCCATAGTTGCCATAATTGCCATAGCCTATCTATGTTCATGAAATAAAGAGATTATAGAGATTTTCTTACGTGTGTACGCTATATTCTTTTATTTTTATATTTATATAGATAATATGGATACCATGGATACCAATATAGGCTGGACCCTTGATACTGCTGGATTTATTACGGTATCCATACTCTTAAATTATGGATACTAGTATGGATACCATGGATACCGGATTTAGATTTACCTAAATTAGTATGGATACCGTTAATTCACTCTTACAAAAGCTCTTTGTACGCCATATAAACGCCCAAATTTCATCCTGCCCCGGCTCTCAGTGTATGGCGCCCAGCCAGGAAGCCTTCGCAAAATATCGTTTATCTCACGAGCCTGAATAGGGGTCATTTGCTTAGGGTCGCCCCCAAATAGTTCAACCCACACCTCCATGGCACAAACTCTTTCACGCTTAACGGTCCCTTTCGTCTCTCCATCGAAGTCGTAACCTTGTAGAAAATTCCTTCTTTCGCTAATGTCTTTTTTGTCCCAATCTTCGGGAAGAAGAGTGTTTAAATATTCCTCAATCAGGCCAGCTTTTGCACTGTCTTCGGTGTGAAGCTCTTGGGCTTCTTTGGCGGCCTCTTCTAACTCGCCTGTGAGATAAAGGGGCTCTTTTTCGTGCCAACAATCAACGGCCTCAGCCCATATCTGGTCAATCTCATATTGGTTAAGGTCTTTCCAAATGCTTTTTGTTCTTTCCTGTGCTGCCACAACAACGGGCCAAAAGCGTCGGTTCCCTGTACGGTCTTTCAAGAAAGTCACATCGTTAGTAGAACCAAAGAAAACGCACTGTCTCGGGAAAACAGATATTTGTCGGCCGTATGCAACCCTATAGCTGTCCTCCTGTTTGGAAATAAAGTGCTTTACTGCCTCAGCTTCTGCTTTTCGGGTCGCAGACAATTCGGCAAGCTCTATCAGCCAGGCACCTTGCAATTGTTCATAGGCTTCTTTCCCTTGAACTGTTGTAATTGAGTCAGAATGCCAACCCATTCCAAGCTTTTTAATGATGAAGCTTTTCCCCACACCCTGGGGCCCTACCATGACCAGAACGTTATCAAATTTCACGCCTGGCTTAAGAACACGTCCAACGGCCGCAGTGAAAATCTTTCGAGTAACGGCCCGGACATACTCCGTATCCTCAGCGCCCAGGTATTCAATAAAAAGCGTGTCAAGACGGGGCAGCCCGTCCCATTCTAAGCTGTTTAAATAATCTTGCACCGGATGAAATTTATTTTTCCCTTGAACCTCCATTAAGGCATCATGAACCTTGCCTTGTCCGGAAATTTTATAGATTGTCTCTAAGTAGTTTCTTAAAGAGGCATCGTCCCTGTCCGTCCAGTAATCTCCCTCCGATAATTTACGCCAAGGCAGATCACCCAAAACGGCAGCCCTATGTGAAAAGTCATTCCATGCGATTTTCCCAGCAAGCCGGGGGTCATTCTGCAGAATCAAGATAATGTTTTTGGCCGTCGAAAGAACATCACCATTTTTCTTTACGTCCAGATGCTCCAACCAATCCATGTCCGAATCTTCAACAACCCCAAACTCTTCACTCGCCTGGGCCAGCTTTTCTTGCCCGATTGTGCGTTTTACATTTTTATCATTTAAAGCAAAATCCGACATAGCCGTGAATGATGGCAGACGAACAACCGGCGTATTTGGGTCAGCTTCTTCATCACGCATACCAAACTTATGGATTCTAACTAAATCGAAAGCATTGACTAAAAGACCTCCGACCGGGTCCGTCCCGTGATGGGAATATGCAAATTTTTCGTCGTCGTAGAGAATTAAACCACCATTAGTGGACCCTTCCTTATAAGTGAAACGCCCTGGCCCAGCTTCTTCATAGACGTCAGATAAAAACGTTTCAATTGCTTCCGGAATCGAATATGTTCGGCAGAAGGCTCCGACCATTCCGTTTTTCTCATGAGGATCACCTTGTTTATCTGCAAGCTTTTGCCGGCTCTTTTGAATCCTGGATGATTCCGGCCAATATGATGGGTCGGTCCAGTCTTCATAGCTGGCTAGAACTTCATCGGGGTCAAGCCAGGCTTCATCTTGTAATTTAAAAACGTATTCGCCGTCTTTAGACGTTGACGGCCAGTACATCAACCGGTGAGGCTGATAAGTCGTGTCATCGAAAAAATCAATACCGATATCAGCTGCTAGTTTGCGGGATACTGCCTGGTATTCATCAGGTGTAACGGCCCGCCTTAACGGAATCACTAGCCTCAAGCGAGGCGTTTCTTTGCTGTGCTTATGTGTTGAATAGGCTGCACATGCAAAGTCATACATCATTTCTACTGACGCCCAGAGATCGCCTTTTATGAAATCGGCGTCGAGGGTGACAATTTGACGCCAGGCTACTGTATCTGTTTTCCGGCGGCCGCCCTTTAATGAGCCCCCAACAAACCCGCCAACATCTTTTATTTGGTCCTGCTGTGACTTGGACATCTTTTTATATTCGGCATAGGTTTCATTCGTGTAATTTGGTGTTGATAATTTTCTCAGCAGATCGGACCATAGCATGTCTTTATTTTTCCAAGCCTTATCCCAACGGTTGCGCCCAATTGCTATGGTGATAGACCCGTCATGCTGCACTCGATTTTTTAAAGCTGTTTCCATCACCGGACACTCCCCCTTTTCATTCTGCTAAAGGTACTAATTTTCGAGGCTGTTCAAGTACGCCTTCTAGAGTATTTAAAACTGATTCAAAGCGCTCATTACCCCAGGGCCCATAAATTTTATTTTTGATGATCAAAATAAACTCGGTTTCGGTCCCGATGCAGCCAAAATCGCCAAGTGAATAATTTTTAATAATAGCCATCACTTACCATCCCTTTCTATCCAATCGAAGTATTCTGATTCCTTCTTCCTCACTGAGAATAAAAGCCCGAATAAGGCTATTAGACTTCGTATAAAATTCATAATCTCAGCCCCTGCTATTAATCTTTTTTATAGTAATCTGTGACAAAGCCGTCCGCGGTCAAGGGTAGACCCTTAGCCCAAGAAATAGGCTCTCCCATAATGGCCTCTACTTTCCCCAATTCATTTTTCCCACGGGGAACATCCAGGACAGCTTCATCATGAACGTGCATGACAGTTTTATAGCCAGCATTGTCTAAACGCATAAGGGTAATAGCCAGACAATCCCGTGCAGTTGCCTGAACGATATTCTCGACAAGCTTGCCGCCGTATGTGTTCAACCGCCCCCACTTACCAGACTCAAGTTTCCCCTCATACGTAAGTGCTTCTTTACCGAAGCGCTCATCCAGTTCAAGTTTTGGCTTCGCATATGCCAGGCGTCTGCCTGACGGTAGCTGTACAAACAAAATGCCGGCTTCATATAAGAAAGTTAGGCCGTGCTGAAGCTTAACTGGCTTTCTCTCTTTAACTGCTTTAATTGCCGCGGCTTCTACGTCATACCAGAACTTAACTATCTTTTTGTTTGCTGTCCGCCAAGCTTTTACAAGCTCAGGAAGTTCATCCTCTGCTAAGCCCATGTTTAGGGCACCCATCTGAATAAGCGCACCTTTTCCGCCCTGGTAGCCTAAAGCTAATTCGGCCACTTTACCTTTTTGTCTTAATGGGCTGCCTTTAGTGATTGACTCAACCGGAACTTTGAACATTTGTGCTGCCGAAGCCTCGTAAATCTTCCCGTGAGTGTTGAACACTTCCAAACGCCATTCTTCTCCTGCAAGCCAAGCAATTACACGGGCCTCGATGGCCGAGAAGTCAGAGACATAAAACTCATTACCTTCTGACGGGATAAAAGCTGTTCTAACAAGCTGAGATAGTACAAAAGGAACTTGACCATAAAGCAATTCGATCGCTTCATAGTGCCCGCCCTTCAATAAGTTCCTGGCTGTGTCCAGGTCCTCTATCTTGTTTTGTGGCAAATTCTGAACTTGAACCAAACGTCCGGCCCATCTGCCAGTACGGCTGGCCCCGTAAAATTGAAGTAAGCCGCGAACACGATTATCAGGGCAAAGAGCTTTCTCCATTGCCAGATACTTTTTAACTGAGGTTTTCGCCATTTCTTGCCTTAATCTCAAAACCCTGTGAACAGTTTCATCGTTTGTGTTTTCAATAAGTTCCTCGATTTTGTCTTTAGCTAGACTGGAAACAGTAAGTCCCTTCTCTTCAAGCCACTTTTTTAATTGCGCCGTACTGTTTGGGTTGGGCAGACCGGTCAACTTCTTAGCCTCTGCCATTAAACCGGCCTGATATTGTTCATCGCAGGCTATTGCATGCTTGACCAGGTCCACGTCTATCCGAACGCCTCTATCATTTATTTCTTGATCTAACGCCCATAATTTATGTTCAGACTCCAAAGGTTCAAACTTGGAAATACGGTTTTTGATTGCACGTTCCACTTCAACATCCTGGACACAATAGTCTTTAAATTTCTCCCATTTCTCCAGGTCGTGTTCGGGTAGATTCCTAACCCTTTGCCCATTCGCCTTGGTTGGTTTACATGGAACTGAAAAGTAACGAATGAGGGCTTTCCCTTCCTTGTCCTTCTGTTCCGATAGTTTTAGCGCCTTTGCCACCCCGTCTAGATTCCCAGGAAGCCCTAAAGTCGTAGCGTGGACAGCTGTACACCTCCACTGCGCCGGAAGTAGCATTAAATTAAAATGCTTTGCAATACACGTTCTTTCAAAGTTAGCGTTATATGCCGTCTTGATTACCTTCGAACTTGTCAGCGCCACAAGCACCTCATGCGGTAGCGTATCTCCCTGGGCCAGATCAATTATTTTTACAGGGTCATTATCGAAAGCATAAGCAAACAACAAAATTTCAAAGTCAGGAGCTTCTGTGTACGCATAAACGCCTGCTTTTAAAAGATCAACGCTTGAGAATGTTTCTATATCAATTGATAAAGTTTTCAATTAGAAGCCCGCCTTTTTTGAAAAAATAGCCCGTTTACATCCCCGTATTTTTCTTGGAAAGCTTTACGTCCGAGTTCGGCAGCCTCTTTACGAGTTCTAAGGGGTGTAACTGCAGCTTCATAAGGGTCCATTCCGCAGTTATTGACCCGATTAATATAGGTCAGGTATTTAATGCCGTTCGACTCAGCAAGAGCTATCAACTCAGGGGAATGGCGATAGTGTTTATTACGAGACGAATGCTTTTGTACTTTTTTCATGTTCTCCCTCACGTCAGATGCCGGGGTTGTCGCGGCCTTTTCTTCATCCCAGCCCAGCCTATTCACACGGGCAAAAAATAAGTTTCGGTGAATTCCGTTTGATACTGCAACATCAGCCCATTTTGACTTTGGCTTGCGTTTTTTTACTGGTGTTGTTATAGCCCTTTCTTTATCCCATCCTGAGAAACGTATTCTTCTTTCAAGGCGTATTTTGTCAATACCGTTTTTAGCTGCCCGTTCATATTCTTGAGGTGTGATATACCAGTCTGATGGATTAAACATGTTTTCACTCCCAATCTATTAAAAAGGGGAAACTCTCGTCTCCCCTCATAGTTCTTTTAATCTAAAAAGCTTTCGTCATCATCTTCAAAGTCATCAACTGCATCAAAGTCATCTTGAGCTCGTGAGCGACCGCCCAGGTAATCCCCATCCTCAAGTTTTTGGATGTTATTTAAACCGCAAGCAATCCCTTTGTTTCCGGCTGTGTTGAACGCGTAGAAGTTAATTGAAACGCGGCCGTAGCAACCACTGTAAAGTTCTTCTGAATCAATAATGTCATTTAGGTGTTTATCTACAATGCCTGGTTTAGTCTTGCTTGAGGCATTCAAGAAATAGCAGCCTGCATATTCCTCCTGATCTGGTCTTTCTTCATCCCCATCGCGCAAAGGTGTTTTGAGGTTTGCTGGGATTTTACCGCCCCATTTGCTAGCGCCAGCTTGTTTAGCTGCTTCAATTGCGGCTTTGATTTTTCTTAATGTGTCCTTATCAGTTTTCGGGATAAGAATTGCAGTGCTGTATTTTGGCTCTTGGCCGTCCTCAATTGCATGAGGTTGAAAAGCATGAAGATATGAAAAGCGCACCTTTCCTGTTACTACCTTTGTGTTTGTGTTTTTGTTAACTGCCATTTTGCATGTCTCCTTTTATTTGAGTTTTTTTGATATTTGAAATCAGCAATAGCTGTCTCAGTTAAATGATTTAGGTGTACTAAAAGTAAAATTGAAATTTTCTTCTGGTGTTTGCAGCTGATTAATGATCGAAGTCCAAATTGTACTCTTTCTAATAACGTGTTGGAAAAATTCATCACCATCTCGATAACTCTCAATTAGCTTAGTATCTTTGCAATTAAGCCAATACCAATCGCGCTTTTTATACAGGAAATGTAGAATATTGTGTAAGTATCCTTTCTCCATTTCAGCTAATGGCTTGATTTCCCCATCAGCATTTACCCAGAAATCAGAATTCAAAGTTGCCTCTGTTTTACGAAGTTGAGCACGTTCATATTGATAATTTTCCAAAGTAGAATCCCCCATTATTTGAAATCAGCTATTGCTGATTCAGTTGAATTTAATTCAGGCCGTTTGTCCGATTCAGGGACAAGAGTTGGCTTCCCTGCCGGTTTTATAACCAGGTCTTGCAGTAATTCATTAAATGCTTTTTTGCCAATACTTTTTTCTAAAGCTGATACTCCCAGAACCTCCGGTTTTGTAAGCACTTGTTCCGGTTCGTAGCCTTCGGCCAAGAGAGCATTTTTCACTGCATCTTTGTCCGCATATTTGCGGTTGCTTCTTCCCTCAACAAGTTTCCAGCCAGGTATCTTCTCCCCATGATGTTCGGCTTGTGCTAGGGAATAATCTTGTACATCCTTAACCCACCTTTTGAGCTCTTCTGCTTCGTAGAGAATTGCCCCTAGGTCCTCCTTTGATAGAAGCTCAGGCTTTTGAAAATCAAACCGCGCTAACTCTAGATTTTTCTTAGCCCTTGCTGCACAGGTCGCTTTTGCCCTGCAGAATCTGCAGTGTTCACCGGCTTCAAAGTCACCCTCACCCTTCCAGGCCATTTGCGCCCGGGGTTTAACAAATTCATTGGCCCATGCCATAAGCTCAGATACTGATAGCTCATATGTAGATACGCTATCTAGTCGCGGCTGTACAATTGTCATACGAACAAATTCGATGTCATATAGAGCGCCAAATTGATTTAGTGCCCCTAATGCATAGAGCATCATTTGAGTGTTCTGTTCTGCTTCCACGGGTACGCCTTTCCCATATTTCAGGTCTATCACTTCCATAACTTCATCAGCTATGATCAAAGCGTCACCGGTCCCAAAGCCTTCGGGAACCCACTCGCTGAAATCTAAGCGCTGTTCAAGTAAGATAGTCGCGTCGCCTTTGTCAGCCTCAAGAGCATTAAATTTTTCAATCACTAAATCTGAATAGGTCGTGACATATTCCAGCATTGAATCAGAATATAACTCATGCTTTTTTAGCTTGTTTAGTCGTCGCGTCCGTGTAGCTTTAGAAATTTGCCCAATGTGGTATTGAAGCAGCACCTCTGACACTTCATGTGCCAGGGTCCCTTCTTCTGCAAACTCACTTGTCGTTTCTTCAAACTGATCTTCTAAACGCGCGCTTGGCGTACAGGTGAGCCAGCGTTTTGAGCCTGACGCAGATAACTTCGCGTGGGCTCTATCGGCATGCCCCTGCGTCATAGCTGCTCCGCCAGTTCAAGTAATTCCGCATAATGCTCTTTTGGAACCTCGGTCAGCTTTTTAGCGCCGTATTTCGCGAATAGCTGCTTTATCTCGGCTTGTTTGCCTTCCTGGGATTTTTCAGCCAACTTTTGGCGAACGACTTTAATATCAATTTCCTGCGCGTCCTCCTGGGCTGCTTTCTGGTTTGCTTCGGTCTCAGGCTCCTTTTTAACTTCAACCGGCTTTTTCTCTGCAGCCTTTTCCTTTTCGGCCTTAACCTCAGCAGCCTTATTTACGGACAGAGGGCTCGCAGAAAGTGCGTCTGCTAATGCTTGGAGCGATTTAGCAAGCTCCGGTGCTTCAATTTTTAAAGTGATATTCATAAGTACAACCTCCTATTTTTGATTGCGGAAAGCCGCAATTTCTTTCTTTTTTGCTTTGCGAATTTTTAATTTGTAATCCTCTTCCTCGTATTGGCAGTCTTCGACCTGGGCCGCAGTGACTTTGCCCTTTTCAACGAGTTCAGCAATCGTGATAGGATTTAACTTTGACGCTGGCAGGCCTACGATGTTTCCAAGCTTTGCCTTATCGAATTTAGTAGAGACTTTTTTGACGGCTTCGATTATCGTCGCCTTGTCATCACGGTAAACAAGTACAGGACCGTTCTGTCTTAAGAAAGCGACCAAACGAGCTGTCCGAGCGTTAATACTTGAAGCTAATGCCGAACGGTCTTTCTTTGCCTGGTTAAGGTCTTGGAAAAACGCGTTCGCTTGAGAAACTGAGCTAATGGCTGACATGGTAAAACCTCCGGTTTCATATTTTTGGTCCGCGTGATATAATTGCGGCGTTATTTGTTTTACAATGGGTCGCCTCGGCAAAGGCGGCTTTTTTACACTGTAGGTCTTGCTACAAGATAAGCCCTGCAGTATTTAAGCATTTGGTTGTGAGAAAAATCCGCAATTTTGGATCTATTCATTTTTCGCATCTTCTGCTCAAATTCAGCGAAGAAGGCTGCAAGTTCAATTGCCTTTTCCCTCTGCATTTGAACCCCCTCCTTTCTCCAAGGCTTCTTTTTCAAGCAACCTTGGAACTGATAGCTTCATAAAAAACTCATAAAGCTTGTCTTCTACATGTGCCGGAAGCTCTTTCATATCCACCCTCCTTAACTACTTGTATTTCCGTCATTTTTAACACATTTAAATCCAGATTTATAAAAATCGCTATTCTGGAAAGTGTCTTTGTGCTCGGCAGATATCTTCCGTTTTCGATGTCAGAAAGGTAAGTCCTAGACAGGCCCAGTGCCTGCGCCATTTCTGTCTGCTTCAAGTGCCTTTCTTTCCTTTTATGCTTGATTAAAGCTCCAAGCTTTTTCCCATCCAGCATGTTTATCACCTCCCGTTAAGGTATGGCTAAATTGTACGGTATTCACGACATTTTGTAAAAGTCGAAATATGACGAAATTCAAGCATTTTAAAGATTTAGAGAGTATTTAGCTTGTATTTCCGTCATTTTGCTAAAAAATACTTGTATTTCCGTCATTTTTAGCATTGTATTTCCGACATTTGGGTACTATAATTGTGTCATACTAAACGACACGCGACACAATGGGAGCTTTTTAGGCCTTGCTGTGTTGTAAAGGAGATAAAATCATGACTGTAGGGCAGAGAATTAAAGCTATTAGGAAGGAACGGAAGTTAACTCAAGTACAACTGGCTGACAAGGCAAATCTTTCTCGTTCATACCTTGCAGATATTGAGAGAGATAGATACAACCCAAGCCTTTCCACTTTGGAATCTGTAGCAGGGGCACTTGGTGTGCAGGTCTCTGCAATTGTTGGTGAAGAAAACCTTATAAAAGAAGAGCCTGCAGAATATAACGCTAAAGAAGAAAAAGACATTGCAAAGCGTATGGAGGAAATAAGAAGGGACTTAGAGAACTCGGACGGACTAAGCTTCTCTGGTGAGCCTATGAGTCCCGAAGCCGTTGAGTCTCTCATGGAAGCAATGGAGCACATCGTTCGTCAAACACAAAGAATCAATAAGAAATACACACCAAAGAAATACAGAAAAGACGATCAAGAATAGGGGGCCTTATACTTTGATAAAAGCAGCTGTGCAAAAACTAATTAAAAAGTATAAAACCAGTAATCCTTATGAACTTGCATCATATCTAAATATTAATGTCATTCAATGGGACTTACACCATGAAATAATGGGGTTTTATAAATACGACAAAAGAAACAAATACATCGTTATCAATTCAAACTTAAGCCAGGGTAAAAAAACATTTGTCTGCGGTCATGAACTTGGGCACGCACAATTACACCCTCGCGCTAATACCCCATTCATGAAAGAGCATACTCTTTTCTCAGTTGATAAGGTGGAAGTTGAGGCAAACACTTTTGCCGTTGAACTTCTTCTACCAGATTGGGTTATAAGCCAGTACAAAAATACGAATTTTACCCTAAAAGATGTCGCTGTGATGAATGGGGTGCCTGCAGAGCTAGCGCATTTAAAGGATTTATCCGAGTTTAAAAATTTTTAACCTCAAAACAGAACATATGTTTCTAGAAAGGAGCTTCACTTGAATCTAATGGAGGAAAGCAACCAAAAGAGTGTCGGGATATACGTTAGGGTTTCGACAGAAGAGCAAGCAAAGGAAGGCTATTCAATAGCTGCCCAAAAGGAAAAACTAAAAGCCTATTGCGTTTCCCAGGGATGGGCAAACTATAAATTTTATATAGACGAAGGAAAATCAGCTAAAGATATACATAGACCGTCACTGGAATTAATGCTCAGACATATAGAACAAGGCATAATTAACACAGTTCTAGTCTATAGGCTCGACAGGCTGACTCGGTCTGTTCGTGACCTCTACTCTCTTTTAGACTACTTTGACAAGTACAATGCCGTTTTCAGGTCCGCCACTGAGGTCTATGATACGGGGTCAGCAACTGGCCGTCTTTTTATCACGTTAGTTGCTGCCATGGCTCAATGGGAAAGAGAGAATTTAGGGGAACGGGTAAAAATGGGCCAAGTCGAAAAGGCTCGACAGGGACAATATAGTGCTCCTGCCCCTTTTGGTTTCACAAAAGAAGGTGAGTACCTGGTCAAGAATCCTCAAGAGGGTGAAATACTCTTAGATATGATTGATAAGATCAAAAAAGGTTATTCACTTAGAGAATTGGCAGACTATCTCGACGAATCTGATGCTATGCCTAGAAGGGGATATAAATGGCATATAGCATCTATACTCGTAATGTTGAAAAATCCGGTACTGTACGGCGCTTTTCGGTGGGGTGATGAAATAATTGAAGATGCTTTTGAGGGCTATATCTCTAAAGAGGAATTTGATCAGCTACAAAAAATATTACACGACCGGCAAAATTTTAAGAAAAGAGAAACCTACTCAATTTTCATATTCCAAACAAAAATAATCTGCCCAAATTGCGGAAATCGGCTTACAAGTGAGCGCTCTAAGTATTTCAGGAAAAGAGACAATAAACACGTTGAAAGTAATCATTATAGGTGCCAAGCTTGTCTTTTGAATAAACGCCCCACTATTGGGGGCAGTGAAAAAAAATTTGAAAAAGCTTTAATTGAGTATATGCAAAATTTAAAACTTAAGCGTGTACCGAAAATACCGGAAGAGAAACAACAGGACTATGAAAAGCTTCATCAAAGAATAATCAGTATTGAAAAACAAAGAAAAAAATATCAAAAAGCTTGGTCTATGGATTTAATGACAGACCAAGAGTTCGAACAGTTGATGTCAGAAACTAAAGAAGCTTTACAAAAAGCAACTGCTGAACTCGAAAAAGAGCAGATTTCCCACCCCCCTAAAAAGCCTATTGATATTGAACGAGCTAAAGAGCTAGTAAGGATGTTTAAAGAAAACTGGTCTGTCCTTACTAGTGAAGAGAAAAGACAATTTGTCCAAGAAATGATAAAACAAATTGAATTCGAGAAGAAAGACGGTAAAATCAAGGTTTTAGACATTCAATTTTATTAG